GTACTTCTTATATTATCGATGATGCTTCTTTTTGGAGTCAGTCTAAGTTTTCAAATATTTGGGCTATCCAACATGGAACCACTCCAAGTTCTGATGAAGTAGAGCATAGAGATTCTACTCCTCATACTGCATATAACGAAGGTACTTTAGGATCTTTTCAAGATTTTATTAATAAATGGGATGCAGCTCACTTAGCAGAGTTACAGGCTGATTGGGATTCTGATAGTAGAGACGAATCAGAAAAAGGTTCAAGACCTACTTCCTACTCATCTTAATAATAACCACGAAGTTAAAAGATATTTCTCACCTTTTAAAGGTGGATTCCCCCTATGAAGATAAGGAAAACCCGCGGGCCAAATAACTATTCGTCCTTGTTTAGGTTTTACCCTTTTAGAAAAATGTAAAAACTCAGTTTCTCCACCTTCCTCTACATCGTTTAAATAAACTCCAAATACAAAAGCTCTTTGTTCATTTCCACTTCCTTTTCCATGTTCTATATGCCAAACATGATATCCTTCCGTAGGTAATGTTTTTTGAATTTTCATATCGGTATATAAAAGTTCTTTACTTCCATAAGCGTCCAAGGCTCCTGTCTGTTGTGCATAATGATTCCATGCCATATCAAAATTAAAGATAAGTGATTTTAATTCTTTCCACCATATATCTAAAGTATAAGGAGTTGCAAAATATTGTTGATCTTGTTTCATAGTAACCGGAGTCTGTTCCCCTTCCATTCGGTTAACAGTTCTATTAAACTTATGGTGAGCCTCAAATAATTTAATAGCCTTATTACATTCGTCCGCAGTGATGTAATTATCGTAGGTTCCTATAAAATTATTAATGTTAACGGTTTTTTCTATCATTTATAGCTTTTATTTTTTGTTGATAATTAAAAGGTCCTTTATTAGCTAATACATTAAAAATTAAATTATATCTAGGGTTGGCCCCATCAGGAATACGTCCAAACCCGTGCTCTATTGAAGGAGGAAGAATATAATAATCCCCTGGAGCTGGTGTGAGTTTTAAATTGAGTTCTGGTAATATTAGATCGCATCCTTCAGTTAGATATAAAATACCATGTAAACAAGGGTGAAGATGGTAGATAAGACTATCGCCTGCCTTCATTTCATTTCCCCACGCATCTAAAATATCATGTTTTTCATAAAAATATTCAAAAAGTTCTGAGTGGGTTGTTTGATGTTTATTAATTATTTCATTAATAAAATTCTTAAAAAGAGGGTGTTCAATAAAATGTTTCCAATCTGTCATTCCCCCCTGAACATTACTATGATTATCGAGGTTTTTTTGTAAACTATTTTTAATCTCTATAATAAGATTTTGAATTCTATCAGGGTAAGGGTAGTTACCAAATATTATATTAACCGTTCTAGGATATGTAATATTTATACTGTGTTTATGCTCGCTTAATTTATAATTCTTGTCGAATAAGCTTATCATTTTGTCCCTTTCATTCTTTTATAAATTAATATATAACCCACTATATGCTACAGAAATTAAACTTCAAGCCAGGATTTAACAAACAAGCTACAGAATCAGGGGCCGAAGGTCAATGGACAGATGGCGATTTTGTTAGATTTAGATATGGTTTACCAGAGAAAATAGGGGGATGGAACCAATTAACTACGGCAGAAGAAACATTGCCAGGGGCGGCAAGAGCTCAACATGCATTTACTAGTTTAAGTGGTGAACGTTATACAGCAATTGGAACAAGCAAAGGTTTATTTCTTTATTATGGAGATCAATTTTTTGATATCACTCCTCTCGATACCGCAATTACAGGTTTTACAATAACTACTACGAATGGTTCTGCTGTAGTACGATTTAATAAAGCTTCTCATGGTTTAACCCAAGGAGAATACGTTGTCATCAGTTCCGTCACAGTTACTGGAGATTCTAATTATACTGCATCTGATTTAGAAAAAAATTATGAAATTATAACCGTGGATTCTGGTGGTGATTGGTTCGAAGTACAAGCTTCAAGTAATGAAACTGGAGCAGGTATGACAGCTGCTGGTGCAGCAACAGTTACTCCTTATATAACTGTTGGACCTACCACTCAAACATTAGGCTATGGTTGGGGTACTTATTTATGGGGAAGTTCAACATGGGGAACAGCTAGAACAACAAGCTCAGTGGTTCTGGATCCAGGGAGCTGGAGTCTAGATAACTACGGTCAAGTTTTAGTTGCTACTCTATTTAATGGAAAAACTTTTACTTGGAATGCGGGTGCTACAAATCCAAGAACCATAAGAGCATCACAATCAACAACAAATTTTGCAACTACAAACAATCCAACAGCTTCTATTATGACTGTAGTTTCAGATAGAGATAGACATTTATTTCATTTAGGAACTGAAACCACTATTGGTGATCCTACTACTCAAGATCCAATGTTTATTAGATTCTCTAACCAAGAAGATTTAAATACTTATGCTCCCACCGCTACTAACACGGCAGGAACTTTTAGATTAGATAACGGAAATGAAATTAGAGCAGCGGTAACAGGTAAAGATTATCTTTTAATTTTAACTGATACCGCAGCTTACTTAGCTCAATTCGTTGGGCCACCTTTTACTTTTAGTATTAAATTAATTGGAACTAACTGCGGATGTATCGGTCAGCATGCTGCTGTTGCAGCAGATGGAGCTGTATATTGGATGGGTGATGCAGGTGGATTTTTTAAATTTGATGGTACAGTTAAATACTTACCTTGTTTAGTTGAAGATTTTGTTTTTAATAGTAATGGAAATAATTTAGGAATTAATTATTCAGCTAGTAGATTGGTTGCTGCGGGGCATAACAATTTATATAATGAAATAAACTTTTTCTATCCTAAAGATGGTAGTACTCAAGTCGATAGATGTGCCACTTTTAATTATGGAGAAAACGTTTGGACAACCAGTTCACTCTCTAGAACAACATGGATCGATGCAACTGTCTTTAATAATCCTTATGCCACCGACTATACTTCTACAACTACCCCTGTTTTTCCAACTATTTTAGGAATTACCAATAAATATGGAGCTAGTATGTATTATTCTCAAGAAGAAGGAACTGATCAGGTTAATAGTTCAGGGACTACTTCTATTAATGCTTACATTAGATCTGGAGATTATGATATTACAACGCGAAAAAATATGATGGGTTCATCAACGGGCGTTGCAGATTTTAGAGGAGATGGAGAGTATTTTATGTCAGTTAGAAGATTTTTACCTGATTTTAAATACTTATCAGGTAATGCCAAGATTACTTTATATGTAAGTTCTTACCCTGACTCTACTCCTGTAAGTTCTCCACTAGGCCCCTTTACAATAACTACAACTACTGATAAGATAGATACTAGAGCCAGAGGAAGACTGGTCTCACTTAATATTGCTAACGACGCTACAGGCGAAACGTGGCGATATGGTACATTAAGATTAGACGCACAAGCGGACGGGAGAAGATAATGCCAATACCATATGGATTGTACAGTTTAGCAGATACACCTGAAGAATTATTAAGTAGGGGTTATGGATCTGCAACAGACATACCAACAAATCAACTTTCAGATGCAGAAAAAACTATGATATTTGGATCTTATGATCCAGCTTTTGGAAATCTATATGCAGACACTCGATATTTCCCTGCTCCTTATACAGGGGCCCGACCTTTTCAAAACATATATGATTTTGCATCAAAAATGAACTTTTATGATGCAGATGTTAACAATCCATCTTTTGGTGGAGTATCAGGTTATGAAAATACGGGTGGTATTATGGATATAGACACTGATGTGCCTGCAGGAAGAGGAAGAGGAACAGAAATGGAAGGAGAATATCCAGCAATGGTTTTACCAAAACAAAAACAGGACATAGGAAAATTTGCAGGCATCATGCAAGAAACAGATATTGATGAGGATGAATCAGATGAAGTAGTAAAACAACAAAACTGGTTTCAAAAACTTATGAATAATAGTTTGATGGCTAAAGCCGGTGGTATTTTAAATGCAATTTTTAGACCTAAACAATCTGATCGTTATAGACCTGCTACTATGGGAATAGGTTCTTATAGCCCAGCAGCTTTAAATCAAATGAATGCTATGGGTGGTTATTATTCTAGACCTGCAATGGACCAAAGAAGCAGGCAAAATAGAATAGCTAACATGATACTAAGAAGAGACGCAGAAAAAAATTATTCCGAGAAAAATTTAGCAAACCTACAAGCAGAGATGTCAGGTCAGCCAAGTCAAGCTCAGTTTGCTACTCCAAAAGCTGCTGCAAGATCACCTAAGGTAGGAGTGTCTGGTTATACCTCTGGAGACGTGGCTAGAGAATCTAGACGAGGACACTATGGCTAAGATAACTAGTTATATACCTGAACCTAAACAGGAATACGATGTTAATAATCAAAGACAGATTTTAGAGTCTTTAGATAGTATGAAACAACAATTAAATTTTTCATTTC